ACGTTATTGTTGTTGGCAAAGCCGTGATTTAGTAGATGTATTCTTACATTATTTGAACCAGAAGAAATGTAAGTGCCATCTCTATAGTAACGCAATTCAATGTTGGAAGAGGCAAGTGATGACTCACTGTCTACATCTGAAAGAAAATGCACATGTTCGCCAAATAGCTTAACACCTGCTGGTTGCACTAAATCTCTTAATATTTTTCTATATGCATCAATAGACTCTTTAACTTTTACAACAAATGAATAGTTTTGATAGTAGTCTCTATCTTGTAAGAAATTAAACGAACTTAGATGACCATCATCATTGATATATCTACCTGGTTTTGTGATAATACCTTCTAGTAAAACTGGTTGTAGATTTGCTGTTCCGTCTCCAGATCCAGTCATATCAATATACGTATTTTGAGTCGTGTAGCTTGAGCCGCCAGCCGTGATAAGAACTCTTTCAATTCTACCAATAATACTATTAGCTTCTTTAAATTCACCACCTGCACCTAATATAGCAGTAACCATTATGTTTGCACCATTGCCGGTAGTTGTTATAACATTAGCTACAGGCAATTGATCCATTGTGTAGCCAAGTCCGCCAGGCAGTTCTCCATATGCAATAAATTTTACTTCAGTTATTTTACCATTAGCTGCGACTTGAGTTACATTACCTCTAGCTCCATAACCATATGTTTCTGGATAATTTATAAATTCTATTTTATCATTAGCTTGGTAGTTTAATCCACCATCAATTATTTCCATTCTACCAAGAATACCGAGTCTTTGTATCATAGTGTTACCGAACACACCAATGCTTGGAGAAATATAACCTGCACCAGGTTCATTAACAACAATAACGCTTGCCGGACCTGCATTCGAAAATTGCCATGAGGCCAAAGAGTTTGCTAAAGTTGTGTTGGCATTGGATCCAGCAATAAATCCTGTATAGTAAAGCCCATAGTTCACGTTGTTTATTAAAGCATTTTGAATATTTTCTATTGTAGCTGAGATAACATTATAAGAATTTTGATGGTATTTTTCGTCTGTATTAACCGCTGAAATGTATGCATTAGCGCCAAGACCTTCAGGATCACTTATTGCCATAAAATCGCCGATTCTATATCCAGCACCACCACTCAAAACCGATATAGCTGCAATATTACCAGTCGAGACTTTATCTACTACAGCTACAGCTCCATTGGCGTCTACGTCTGTGGAAACTACGATGACAGGATCGCCTCTTCTATAACTAGCTCCAGGATTAACAATTTTAACACCGTTGAGAATACCACCAAAGACACGGCCTGTAACCATTTTGGTCTGAGTAGATTCGTCAAAGTATGCGCGTATGGTTTCACCAGCCTTGAAATCACCTTTTACCTGTGAAATAATAAGTTCATCTACTCTAATATTTTTATCAAAAAATCTACTAACAGATTCAACTTTTGCTGATGCGTTTGATGTATTACCGGTAATTTTTCTGCTTACGAATTTTTCTAATGCAGCAGTATCATTATTTGCTACACCATTTATAGTCTCTTCTGTTATTCTGAGACTTCTTTCAATATACCATTTACCGTCCGATGCTCTCAAAACGTCTCTCTTAGGATAATAAAACTCTATCTCTTCATTGAATAATGCTCTCATCAGAAAGCGTATAGATTTTTCGCTTCCTGATGAACGATAAAAATCTTTAGCATTTTTAAGAATTAAATCTTTGTCTGCTACTGTATTTTTTGGCAAGAAATAAAGAAAACGTTGATATAGTTTTTCAGAAAAATCATCAAGAGTATTGTCAATGTCTAAGTAAGTGAGTAGATTTTTAGCCCTTTCGGTTGTTTTTCCGTACTGAAGAGTATTATTAGCCTGTTCTAGATATTCATAATATGCTTCTAGAAAAGCAACAAAATTAGGGTGATCATTTCTTACAAAGAAAGGAAGTTGACTAGCTACTACAGTTGATATTTTAGTATTTGTATTTGCCATTATTCAGGATCTATTTCAATTTGAATTGAACTGACATCAGCCAAGTCTACATCTATAATGCCGTTTCTTGCTTGGCGAACAATATCGCTATCTGGTTTAATATTTACAGTTAATATATTTTGTTCATAAATGTCGTTTTCTTCAACAGAAATAGTATATAGATTTTTGAGTGTGATCTTACCTACATCATAGTCTATTGTTCCTGCTTCAGAATCAACAATCACTTTTTGACCATCTTCTTTAAAGTAGAATGATTGTAAGATACCATTTCTAAACTGTAAACTAGCCGCTGCGGTAGCTCCAAACCCACCACCACCCGTCAAAGCAACTGTAGCTCTGGTATAATTTTGACCTCTTGTAAGAATATCAATAGAATTGACTCTGCCATTTACTATTCTCGCTCTTGCTGTTGCACCTGTTCCATCACCTGTTATCGTAACAGTAGGAGGTACGACATAATTAACTCCAGGATCTTCTATTTTTATAGAGTCAATTCCTGTAAACGAACCTGTAACTTCTTCAAAATATACATCTCTTTCTAAATTGAATGTGTCGTATGTTTTTACTGATGGATAAGTATACATAGCTTCAGTGAGTCCGCCGCGATGTAGCTTTGTATCAAAATTTATAATATAGTTTTGCCTAGAGTTTGGAACCAATGTTATTCTTTTTTGTAGAAATGCTGTTGCTTCGCTACTTAAAATAGATTGGTGCGCTCTATCAACATAGTTGTGTAATACAGATTCTCGATACGCTGATTCAAAAGTGCTTAATTCACTATCTACATAATCTTCTACGGCTGCTCTAACCAAACTATTAATTTGAGATTCATTTAAATCTGTTAAGTTTGGTTTCCAATTTACAGAAATTCTCAATAACAAATAAGTATAATTAGGTTCTACTATTTCTGGAAATATAGAAACAACGCTTCTTTTTGATATGATATCATTTACAATTCTTTGTTTCTCAGTAGTTGTAAATTCATAATTGCTTATTGGTTTTAATGAAATAAAAATTTTACCATAAATTGGTGGATCATTTTCATCGCCGGGCCAAATAGAAATTGAACTGATATTTGGATAATCTTTTAACAGTAGAGATTCAAAATCACTTATAGTTACTGCTCTATTTTGTGATGTGTAATGAATAGGTGCTCTAAATCTTATTTGCTCTATGGTTTCTTTATCTGCGCCAGCAGCCGCTGCTGTTAAAGAAGATACGGCAACATTAGAATATCCAGCAATATTTTCTATATTCGTAAATACATTTGCTTTATTAGCTGCTGAGCCTAACGTGTCTAGATATTTTATGATAACAATATTTCCATTAGCAGGTTGCTTACCAAGAACATTATCACCAAAATAGATCATGTAGTTTTCGTCTAAATTTTCTTCAAAGAAAAACACTGTAGAATTTGCTGTGATTTCTGTAATGTCTTCAGCCAGTGCATAAGATTGTGTAGATGTATTCGCTGAAGATTCTTGAATACTGACAGTAATTGTTTTGGTGTCTACATTAGCTGAAGGCAATAAAAATTTTCTATTTGAGTTTACTACAGTGTAGAATAGGTTTGATGTTTCACCCTGTTTTATTGCAACATTATTGAATGTAAACTTACCGCCTGATTTTGAAACAATATAAGTCTCTGTTGTAGAAAAAGTATAGTTTACACCATCAATAGCCTCTGAGATAAAACGGGTAAACTTAGGCAGAACTAGAGCAGTTTCTGTATCGCCATTTGGTGGTGTTACTACAACATTTACTGTAGCTACAGCTCCGGTTCTTGATCTTGGAACATAGTTTGTTAGTTTAGAAAGGGATAGCACAGAATTTCTTATCTGAGCAGTATCTAAGAACATTTCGTTACCGATCATGTTCAGATAGTATCCCATATAGTGAGTATTGTAAGCTAGAATATCTAATAATACAGATAGACCTGATCCATCAAAATCATAGTCGGAAAATTCTGACTGGTTTCTGAGATAGGTCTTTAGATTTTCTTTGATCGTATTGAAATCTAACTCAGATATTCTAAGTGCGCCTGCCATTTTTTATCTAACCTTTTCCAAGAAAATTGTTGTTACATATGGTTCTAATCTGTTACTTACTTGAAAAACGATACGAGCAGAATAGCCATTGTTATCAGGATCTGCTCTAACTGATACAGAAGATAATATTGCTCTAGGTTCAAAGTTGATTATGACATCTCTAATCTGATCTTGTAAAAAATTAGCTGTAATTGGACCTATGTTATCAAAAAGTATCTTTTGTGCATTAGAACCAATAAAAGAGCGAAACGGCCTCTCATAGAAATTGGTCAGAACCAAATTTCTAATAGACCTTATAATAGCGTTTGGACCTACTTTTTTGCCGATATCCTTTGTCACAGGATGTATCGTGAAATCTAGGTCTAAATCCGTGTAATCTTTTGCTCTTGATACTATGCTTGCCATATTTTTATTTATCCGTATGCTGTAACATCGCCGCTACCTTGCGCCGTCTGTGGATTACAATGTGGAGGACCAATAGGTGGACATAAATTATCTGCTACTGCACTATCAGCAGCGTGAACAATAACTCTTTTGCCCTGTATTTTCACAGTAGAACCAGAAGGAATTAACCCTCCGCCGCCATGTGTATTAGGATCATTATCAACTGCCCAAAGTTTTCCATTTACTGTTACAGTCCCTTGGCCAACAACGGTAGTCGTTGCACCACATACTCTTAAATCGTCTTGTCTATGTGCTGGAGGCATTTTTATTCCTATGGGTTTAGATCAATACCTGAACGATCAATAATCTGCATACCAGATTTTGACTCTGTAAGCATTGTTGTTCCTGCTTCTACTTTCATGCTTGTTTTTGCTTTTACACTGACAGAGCTAGATACAGAACCAAGCTTCATTGTTCCTGCCGCGCCCATTTGAAAATCACCGCCAGTTGACATATGTGCATCATCACCAACAGTCATCTTCATAGTCTTTGGTGTCATCTCTAACTGTTCTGAAACATTCATGTTCATATTTTGAGCGTTAAATGTAGCATTACCCTTGACGTTTGTTTCCATATCACCGTTTACTTGCCAATGAGCATTGCCTTCAACTTTGAAAGTTGCATCTCCATCAACGATTACATCATATTTTCCGGTAACATGCAATTGGCCCTCACCCTTTATTTCAAATTCCATTTTTCCATTTTGTGACACTATTTTAACAGATCCATCTGGCGCTATTGTAAACCCTGCACCAGATCGGTGAGTGCATCGGATAAATTCATTACCCTCTTCAAAACTCATTTCAAGCTCATTACCACTTCTATCAATAACTTTGTGAGAGTTTAAATGTGTTTCGCTTTTTGGAGTTGGATTACCCTTTACTTTAGGTTCTGCTTCTTTTTTAGGTGTTATTCCTGTAAATGCCATTACTAAATTCCTTAATCAAAAAATTCTTTGAGTTTCTTTTTTGCATGGACTATTGGTTTACTTGATATATTATCAAGATTTTCTTTGAATTTTTGTCTTGATTCGGGCGCAAACCTGTCTAACATTGGACCTAACTTATCTGATATTGATTGCAAAGCATCAACGCTACCAAGTGCTGAACTAAAAGCTCTTTCTGCTGCTTGCATGGCATCAGACTTCAGTGTCGTAATATCACCAAGAGGACTTATTATTTGTTCTAGTTCACCAAATGGTGTCTGTATTTTACTTATTACCGGTTCTAAAAGATCCATACCTGTGATAGAATCATCCGAATCTATCTTTTGTAATGCTTGTATAATATCATCAGAATTCTTAACGTTTTTTAAGATTTCAACCGCTTTTACAAAAAAGATTTCAGGATTTACTTTTTTACCAGCTGAACTACCACCAGCACTAATGGGCGTATAACTTCTTACTAGTCCCATAATACTTTCAAGTTGTTCACCAACACCGTTTGGCAAAGCTTTGAAAAGTTCATCTTTCAACTGAGCAGGCATCATGTTCAAGAGATTACCTATTGAGAAGTTCATTCCGGGTAGTCCACTCAACATAGAACCAGTAAGTATAGCTTCAGCTTGATCTAAAGCTGTAGAAAGATTTTGAATTTGAGGAACTCTAGACCCAAATATAGGAGAAGACGTTATACTATTGATAAGACCGTCGGCCTTGGCTAAATTCCAAGTACCTTTTTCTATAATTTTTGCAACTACTGGACTATTTTGTGTCTCTTGAACATCAGGAGGAAGTTTTACAGGTTTGCCTCTCTCTTGTTCTTTATAAGTCTTAACTCTATCGTTTGCTCCAGGTAAAAGATCAGATCCTGCTAATTGAGGATTTTTGTTTTCTTTATTGTTAAGAACACTTGTGATAACACCTCTTGATGTTCCACCATCGCCTGGATTTTTACGAACAGTAACCATTTGCCCCTTATCAAGGGCTGCTACAGATGTCATCGCACCAAAAATTGAATTCTCGGCTGGTATCCAGGCTAGATGTTCGTCAGGTACGTTATTGCCCTGTTTTCTTGGAACTCTAACTTTATAAAGAATTTGTCCTGATGGCAATTCTTTATGATCTACAATATATGCTTGTTCTGTTCGGCCCTCATCAGGAAAAGACCTATGCTTATAATAACCTGGATCCATATTATACTCTACCCGCTGCCACAGTTTCCGACACACACTCCAATATAGTTATGCCTAAACCACCAGCTTTGATGTTATGTGTCATACTTGAAATTAGATATTTGCCGCTGCCATATAATCTTCCGCCTTCTGAACCTTTGTTAGGAAAATCAACTTGTATTGTTTTACCAGCATGTAAAAACGGACTAAACGGCACTGTTAGTTTAAGTGCTATCTTGTCTTGATCTAGTAAAGCCATTCTTGGTCTACGCTTTACTAGATATTTTTCTATATTTGGATTACATACGCCCTGATCTGACTCTGTTTCTGTAATAGAAGAAACCATGAAAGGAGAATTGCCGCAATCAGATGGTTGCCCAAACATTCCAAACTTTCCTGTTAATGTATTGAATACAGAAGCAACTGTAATATCATTGCCGTTTTCATCATAACCATTTAATACATCCGATAGCATATCAAAATCACATGGAAAATCAAAGTTCATGATGCTTAATGGAGACGCATATGATATATCTATATCACCCTTATCGGTGTAAGAAAACGACCAAACCTCTCTAGCAGCAGCTAAAGATGTTAGTGATCTAAAATGATGTGTGCCAAGATTTTCATAAGTCATATAATGAATAAAAGAAGGGTCCATCTTCATTGTGCTTAGAGCAACTTCAGAGTTTTGAAATATTGCTTGAAACGGATGAACGTTCTCAGCATTATATTCTCTAGGTGGCATAGAAGATTCAACATCTATTCTTGGTGCTTTTATACACCCTCTTAGAATATCAGAAACAACTTGACTAGCTGGTGAGCAAGGCCAAGACTTACTTATAAATGTTTTAGCATCTTTTATAATAGATGGATCACATGCATCTAACTCAAACACCTCAACGTCATAATTGATTCTTTTTCTTTTACTCAGACGATATATCATCTGGCTAACTTGCAACTCAGATGTAACGTTATATGGTGTTTTATCTCCGTAAGCATCAATTATTGGTCTTTTTGCTGTAATGCTAACAGACTTACCATAAAAGTTATCTAGATTTTTTTTGCCAGCATCTTGAACGTTTGATATCTTATTTTGAACGACAATATTGGTTTGTAAACCTGGTGTTAAAAGGCTTTCAGTCAAGTTAACTTCAGTTGCATTTATTTCTATGAGTTCATTTCTTCCTACATCAATATTGGTTGTAAGCTGTGTAAGATAAGAACTTTGTTTTGTTTCTTCAGCCATTCTATAGTCTTCTTGCCAAACTTTGTATTACTGTTTCTTTTCGTGCTACTCGCATGATATCATCAAATTCAGCTTTTATGATTGGATAATAATCTGACTTAATCAATTTGATATTTCTCTTCTTTTCATTTAGATCAAATTCATAGTCATAAGCATAGACAATATTTCTATAGGTATACATAAACGCTGTTTTATTTCCAACTGTCAATTGTAGTGGATTTAAATCTTCATTTGGTAAAGTGTTATACTCAGATAATGTTATTTCATATCTTCTAATAGTTTCAGTGTTGGTGCTAACATCTACAGTCTTGATTATCTTCTCATACTTATGGATTGCTGTTTTAGAACTTTCTATGCTACTATACTTATTAATGATATACTTGTCAAAATTTGTGTCTATTAATGGCCAGTCATATAGAGGATCAAGTCTTCTGTTTGAAAGCATTATGATCCAATAAGATTCAGGATCACCATAATATCTTTCTGCTAAAATCTCTAATTTATCTGTGTCTTTGATTACATAATCATAGTAGATAAAGATGTTATCAAGAGAATTGGCCAAGAAACCTACCCTTGTCAATATGTTTACAGGAAAATCAAACTCTTTTGTTAGATTTCCATCTAAACTCATATTATATTTGACAACAGGAAACTTATCAAAAAATTGTGCCATCTTTAGAATCCTTGTAGAACACGAAGCTTGTGAGTAACTTCAAGTTCACGGAAAGCAAGCTGCATTCTTATTTGTGTTGGATATCCATCATGGAAGGTTGACCATGTTCCATTTGGTGAATATGAAACGTCTATCTGAGTTAGCGCACAAGTATTTATTCTTGGTATTCTTGTATTTTCAAGACCTCTATGATAGAATGTTATATCAAATTCTGCTGGAGGCACCCAAAAGAATGAATTTACAATGCCGGGTCTTATTTCTGGTGCAGCATGATATCTTAGAGTTCTGATGATTTGTCTTAAAGTTTCTGATTCTTTGTGACTAGAAGGTGCAAATATAAAATCAAACCTATGCTCTCTCTGCATTGTGTTAGCATACAATACTTCAACTTTTGGATTAATTGGACGGCCTACGATAGTTGCAGCTTGAGCAGCGCCAGATAATGTATCTGTTACTGCTCCACTTATTCCAGTAGCTGCTAAAGCACCTGCTGCACCGCCTTTTAAAGCGCCTAGGCCAGCAGCAGCAAAAGTAAATAATCCACCAGCTATTTGAGCACCAAATTTTGTTAAGCTGATATTCTCAAAATCGTGCGTATCATTGAAAGTCAATTCAGCATTAGGCATATAAAGAGCAATCGACTCTTGAATTCTTCTTGTGAATCTAGGTCTTGTTATTCCACTTGTTGAAAATCCTGAAACTTGACCTAGATTTTGACCAGCTTGATTTGTAAAGTTTTTATCTATTGTAAATCTCAAAGCATCAGTTTTAGACAGTTCGCCGTAGTTGCCTATCTGTGTAGGAAAAACTGTAGCTATGGTTCTTGTTCCCTCTGCTGTTCCTATTTCATTCATTTGAGAAGAGGTTTGAACGTTGATGTTGATGACCATATAATGGCCTTCATAAGATTGTCCGCCTAAGTTTTCTGGAAAAATTCTATAATTGAAATCATATTTTCGTTGTGTCAGTGTTGGATCAGAAGGAGTTCCTCCAAGAAGTTCATCATTTGATATTGAGTCTATGGCGTCAGTCGCTGTATTTGCTATGCTAGTGTCTAATTCAGACCATGGTGTGGTAACAAAATCCCACCAGCTTCTTTCTTCTGGCATTATTGTCTCCTAAACTATTCTATATATTTATATGGAAACCTACAAAGGCAAATTCAAACCAAAGAACCCAGAAAAGTATAGTGGTGATCCAACGAACATCATATATCGTTCGTTATGGGAGCGTAAGTGTATGGTTAAATTTGATGAAAACCCCAACGTTCTAGAGTGGAGAAGCGAAGAGGTGGCTATACCTTACTTATCTCCTATTGACAATCGAGTCCATAGATATTTTCCTGATTTCATCATAAAAGTGATTACAAAAGAAGGTTCTAAGAAGACCTATATGATAGAAGTAAAGCCTAAGTCTCAGACCAAAGAGCCTAAAAAGAAAAAGAAAATAACCAAAGCATACCTTAGAGAAGTCACTGAATGGGGTAAAAACTCAGCAAAATGGAAAGCTGCGGAAGACTACTGTTCTGATAGAGGTTGGGAATTTAAAATACTGACCGAAGACGAGATTTTTGGTAAAAACAGATAAATAGGAATATGGCTAAACAAGAAGAAAAACAATCCGTTGACTGGTTCATAGGCAAAGCTAGGAGCGCAGCTGGATACAGAAGAAATATTATCAACAATGATGATAGGTCTAGAAATGGAACTGTCATAGGAAAGATGTATTTCTTCTATTATGATCCAAAACACAAAGAAAAATTACCCATATATGATAAATTTCCTCTTGTTTTCCCTATAGAGCGTTACAATGACGGCTTTCTGGGGTTAAATCTACACTATCTAGCACCAGGCGAAAGGCAGGCTTTATTAGGTCAGCTTACAACATACAGAACAAATAGTAAGTATAACGAGACAACCAAATTGAAATTATCATATGATCTGTTGGCTAGCACCAAAAGATTGAATAGTTTGGCTAGACCTTGCATCAAGAGATATCTTTTTGGTCAAGTTAGAAGTAAATTTATAGAAATAACAGCAAACGAATGGTCAAATGCGATTAATCTTCCAGTCCAGATGTTTGTAACAAAGAGTTAAGAAATGGCATCAACAGTTTTCACAAATCCTCCTGGCTTTCTAGGATTACAAGAACATAAAGCTATAATTAATAGACAAGGTGGTCCAGCCAAAGCGAACAGATTTGTCGCAAGGCTTAACAGTATTCCGAGAAAGATTGTCCGTAGAGGAATATACAATAATCTAATTAGAGATATACCATATCTGTGTGAAGCTGCTGAATTTCCTGGACGCGGCTTCATGAATATAGACGTTCGCTATTATGGCCCAAACTTCAAAGTGCCATTCCAGACAACTTACGAAGACTTGAATTTGACTTTCTTGGTGAGAGATTTATTCTTAGAAAGACAGATGTTTGATGATTGGTTAGAATTGATCAACCCATCAAATACTTACAATTTTTCATACAGAAAAGACTATATTTGTAATATTGATTTGTTTCAAATGAGCGAAGTTGAAATATCATCTGGAGGTTCCGGTGACCGTCCTAACCGTCCATCAACGTCAACAAATCAGTCTAAGTCTAGCTCTGTTCAGTATAAGTTTACCTTTGAAGAAGCTTGGCCTATTCTTGTTAATCCAATGCCTGTAAACTGGGCAGAAGATAACTTTCACAGACTGACGGTCTCATTCACTTACAAGAGATGGCATAGAGAAACACTTGATCCAAATTATCTACAAGCATTTGATCTTATTAATGGCGCAGATACTATAATCAACGGCACATGGTTGCCAACATACGATTCTAAAGGTGTTGTTGTAGATAATCCTGTTGGTTCACAACCAAGAGGTCCTAATAGATAAAAGAGGTTAATACATTATGAATTTTCCTAATATTGCTACGCCTACATATAGTCTTACTTTACCCTCAAGTGGAAAACCAGTCAGGGTAAGACCGTTTTTGGTTAAAGAAGAGAAGCTTCTTCTGATAGCCGCACAGACGAAAGACACCAACGAAATAATAGAAACAACAAAACAGGTCATTAGCAACTGCTTAATAGATAACGATGTTTCTGTTGAAAATCTACCATTCTTTGATGTAGACTATCTGATTATCGCACTGAGAGCAAAATCTATTGGAGAAGCTATTCCTATCAAGTTCACATGCAATAACATAGTTGATAACCAGAGGTGTGGGCATGTGTTTACCATTGATGTTGATATCTCTAAAACAACGGTTATCAAAGATGATACGATAAGTCCTGAGATTTGGTTGGCTGACGATTTTGGTGTTAAGATGAAATATCCAAAGTATTCAGCAATCAAAACAATCATGTCAAATGAAACTGAATTAGATAGAATAATCAGAATCATAGGCGCATCTATAGAGTACATTTTTGATAAAGAGCAAATCTACACCACAAAAGATAAGACAAGAGAAGAGATGCAAGAGTTTGTAGAGGGTTTGACAAAAGTTCAACTCTCCAAGTTAGAAAACTTTGTTAGAAATTTTCCTGAAATTGAGTGTAGAGTAGAGCATACTTGTGAAAAATGTAATTTTGACCATAAGATCAGATACAACAACTTCGAGAGTTTTTTTTTATAGTTTTTGGCCATGACAGTCTTATTAACCATTATAAGACCAATTTTAACTTGATGCAATTCCATCATTATTCTTTGAGTGATTTAGAAAATATGCTGCCTTGGGAGAGATACCTGTATCTGGATCTACTCAAGGCTCATATACAAGAAGAGAATGAAAAAGCAAGAGAAAAGCAGATGTTAATGCAGAGACAAATGAGAAAGTAATAAGATGGCAATAGATCCAAAAAGCCTAACAGTCGATTATAGAACGCTTCAAGCTATACCGTTCCGCGATAGAAGGGCTTTGATGTATTCTAGTTATGCTGATCAAATCAATTCTGCTTTGACTCCAAGCCAGAGAGCTAATCTATTTCCTTCTTACTATAGGCAAGACGCTGCTGCTGCAAAATCAGCTTTGACTGGTACAAGCGGTGTACTCGGTGGTTCTAGCGCAGCGAATAGAGAAAGAACTGGTGCTGGTGTTGGTTTTTCAGATTCTAACAATGTAGAAGGTCAACCAGAAAACAAGGGTCCGCCCGCGATAACTGCATCTGAGTTTCGTGCTGTAGAGAGTAATCCGTTTTTAGCAGGATATGCCGATAAGACAGTTAGAAAAAGTAGCTCAATTGATAATGTAACAGGCATAAAAAAAAGAGAAGCAGGTGCGCGAGGTAACTTAGGTTTCACACAAAATACATCACTTTCTCCTAAAAAGAGAGCTTTATTAGACGCTATAGCTACAGACAGTGGCGGCGGTTATGGTACTGTCAATTATAAAGCTAGAGAATTATATGGTACTAAAGATGTTGTAGATTTATCTCAAGGACATCCTTTTGATGATGGTAACAAAAGTAAAAAAGGATATAAAGTAGGATACACAGCAGCCGGTAGATATCAGATTTTAGCATCTAACTATGTACCATTTGCCAAAAAATTAGGATTGATTGATCCTAAAACGGGTAAAGCTGATTTTTCGCCTGAAGCTCAAGATCAGATTGCTTATGAAATGGCAAAAGATGTATACTCTAAAGGCACCGGCGGTAGAAATTTAGAAGAAGACTTAAACAACCCCAACATTACTCCCGATCAATTAATACGACCTCTATCTATTGACTACGGATGGCATATTTTAAAAACAAAAAAAGGTATGCAAAGGGCAACAAATGTATTTTCTATCAATGAAAAAATTTATAACCTAGATTTAACTGAAGCTGTTGCAAATCAAACAACACCTGTTGAACACCCAGACGCAATGTCAGTAGTACAAGAAGTGGCCTCGCAAACTCCATCTGCTAGTGAATTGAAATCGGTAGCAGAAGGTTTAGATGTAAATGCCACAACAGAATCAGCATTGAACTTTTTAAACAATAAAGAAAGAAACCCAGACGGTGCTAATTTAGTTGACGTTGATTCTAGACTTCTTGAAATAACAGAAATGGGTATTAAGAAATTTGAATCTGAAAATCCTAATTTGAAAGTAGAAATCTATGGTCCGAACAGTGGAAAAAGAACATCGTCGGTTACTCAGAATTCACAACATTTAAAAGGACGAGCTTTAGACTTTGAGATTTTTGAGATTGATCCAAAAACAGGTAAGAAAACAGGAAAAAGATTAGCTAATTTTCCTACACAAGCAGGTGCAGGAGAAGCTGGCGACGAATATTTGAAGCTGCATCAAAACATAGAATTGGCTAGAATATATAAAAAAGACGTGTTGAAAGACGATAGATATAAAACGGTTTATGGTCGTAGTGGCGCTCTTTTTGGTGGTGAGTATGCTTTTGATACTCAACACTATGATATAGGAGGATTACCAGCTAGAGACGGTATTCAATCTTTAGGACAACCTGGAGGTAGTATTTTTGGTGGTTATACCGAAGAATATATGAGAAAATTTGGTGTTGAAAAAACAACGATGGATATAGAACCAGAAAAGTTGCCTGAAATGGCAAAACTGGCATACGGACCAAAACAAGAAATTGAACCAACCGTTGCGTCATTGCCTGAACCAAAAACATCTGTATTACCAAAAGATTCTGATAGTGTAACAAAAGCTCAACCTGCCGCAACATCAACAAATGTTACACTCCCTGTTCGAGTTGCTGCTACTACGACTACACAAGCACAAGAAGTTGTGCCACCTCAAACTGCTACTACGACTGAAGAACCACAATCACAGACTATACCCATAAAAACAATGGCTCAAGGTGGCATAGTACCATCTTACGGAGAAAACGAAATTATCACTCGCGCGCCTACGAGTGGAGAAGTAATTCAAAGAACTAAAATCTCAGAGTATGGTGCAGAGCAGGTGAAAGTTGAACCTATATCAAAGATGAAAGCCGAAGCCTTGACACCAGCTAAGAATGATGTTGATGTCGCTCCTCAGATGAATGAAGACCAGCAGAAACCTCCTATGCAAAGATCAAGTATGACAGCTTCTAAAGTTCCTAGTAGGCCTTATTCAAATATAACTTCAGAGATTAAGAAACCAACAGCAACTGCACTTAGAGCAGCATTACAAATCAGAATGGGTAACACATCAATGGGCGATTATGTTGCATAAAAAGAGAGGGAGCCAAAACTCCCTCTCTTCTCTCTCACGCTGCAACAAGATTACTCGGCCAGAGCCTTGAAGTAACTCAGATCCTCGTCCTCATCAGTATCAAACGGCACAGTATCTTCAACAGACTTACGCGGCTTTGACGACTCAAATGTCGGTTTAGACTGAGTAACTGAATCGGTGATCTGGTCGTTTACTGTACCAGCAGCACCAAGAACTTCATCAAGGCGCTTCTTCAGTTCATCATAAGACTTGAACTTCTTGGCGTCAACGAATTCCTTGAGTGAGTATTCAGACTTCCAAATCTTCTCAAGTTCACTGTCATCATCAGACAGTGGCTTGGGAATATCGAAGGTAGACTGGTCATAGTTCAGATAACCAGCAACCATACGAGTACGAAGCTTGAAGTTAGCGCCGTTCCAAAAATGGAACGGATTGACAGGTGTATCGCCGTCATATTCAGGATTCATAGCAAGAGTGATCTTGTCGAAAATCTTCTTACCGAAGACGAACAGGAAGACCTTGCCTTCGTTCTCAGGATTTGCAGGATCCTTGACAACATAGATGTTAGATATGTAATGCAGACGGCGTTTCTGGTCACGGGCCTGCTTGCGCTGCCAAGAGTTGTCATCGCTAGATGCGTTCCAAAGCTGGGAGTTGTATTCAGAAACAGGATCTTTCTGCCCAAGAGTCGTCAGAGACTTCTCAATGTACCACTTACCAGTAGGACCCTTGAAGCCATGATCGAAGTAGCGAACCCAAGGAAGTGAATCATCACCGTCTACTGCGGGAGCAGGAAGAAAGCGAATAACAGCAGAGCCGTTACCAGACTTATCACGGCTTAACTTCCAGAAACGAGTATCTTCCTCGCGGTCAGAACCCTGAGGCGCGTTGATCTTTTCAATTTCCTTAGTGAGACGGCTGAGGTCAGTTGAAGAATTCTTGAGGGATGCAAAGTTTAACATTGTATTTCTCCATATATCAGTGTATGTTTTCGTATTATCAGTGTATAATAACAGAACAATCTCGCTCTGTCAATACTATATAGTTGCATTCATCTGCTTTTCAAGAGGTCTTTGAATTTATTTTTATCAATTTCTCTCAGCAGAAACGGTGCAAACTTCCGTGCTTTGAAGCTGAACTTGGACCATAGGTAATCATCCTTGAGTTTAGCATCAAACTTAGCCATGAAACCAACGAAAGTATCTAGGATGATGACAGTCTCAAATGACACATCACCACGCATATATTCATTCAGTATCATAGGATAACCATTGTCCTCTGTTTTGAACAGAGCCTTGAGGTTATCATATTGTTCTAGTTCATTCTTGAAAATGTAAGACATGGACTGGACTTTCTTCACATAGCGTTTTGTAGCATCAAACGCTTCATCATCTAACATATCGCCAATCCATGTCTTATCTTGTAAGAGACTGACCATGATGTGTATCATTGGGTTGTCACACTTTCTGGCCAGCTTCTCAAACTGAAATCTGTCTTTTCTTGCTAAAAAAGATTCCTTACTAACATGTTTGACTTTACCATTGTAAAGAAAATAGTCATACTTGTCAAGTGTAAAGTGATTTTTCAGCGCAAGATAAAGACAGTAGACTTCATATCCTGATTGCTTAGACATTTACAATGGAAGTTTCACAGTGTTTGATCTGGGTAGAAAGTTGAGTTCTTCAGCCTCAAGCTGAATCTTTGATTTAAGAGAACCTGAAATGAGTTTCGCAGCAAGTTCTACTTCAAGCCCAGTTTGCTCACAGTACAGAATAATAGCGTCCATGTAAGGAATTTCCTTCTCTTTGACCATGCTCTCAATAGTCAAAGAAAAGGTAGTCATCTCATCCTTCGTAGGCATATCACTTAGCCTGATCTGGAGTGTAATCCTTGGACAGTCTGAAATTTGTCTTTATGTCAATCATCATCAATTCTCCGTTTCTATCAATCAATAGACTAATGTTCTCTTCATCACCCTTGAGTTTGGCCAGTTCGGTAATCATGTCATTAGGATTTGTTACCTTGACACCGTTTGGAACATTATGTGGGGTATGAATAGCAACAACTTTATCACCCTTTTTGATGCCTGCCTTATCAGCAGCACCACCAGACTCAACTTCATTCAATATAACAGAACCACCATCATCTGTCAAGCCCGCTGTCACGTTCATTACACGCCACCGAATTTCATTGAACACATTGAAGTCATGTAAAACTTTTTCCACTAGATCAGAAGGGACGCAAAAGCCATATGATCCACCTTCCATTGCAAGCATCAATGTACTGACACAAATAACTTGCCCTCTGTCATTGAAGATAGGACCGCCTGAGTTACCTTGGAAAAGATTAGCGTCTACTTGAAACAGGAATCTAGGATTCTGACCAGGGCGCCTATCTTTACCAGATACGATGCCTTCAGATACAGTCCAAGTCAAACCCCACGGATGCCCGATAACAATGACGCGATCACCAAGATTCATCACAGTGCTATTACCGAATGATAGATTGACTGGTGTTTCATTCTTTTCAAATAGTTCCCATTCATACAATCTGAGTACAGCAATGTCTGCAACAAAATCTTTATACACGATTGTCGCAGCATACTTTCGTTGTGAGTCATCAGAGTACACAGAAATCTTGCCTGGTCCGTCTACGACATGTAGATTAGTGACAATCTGATTATCGTTTACAATGAAGCCTGTACCAGCGCCGCCTTGCGTTGGATTGATTTCGTTTGTGATGTATACCACACCATCTTTCACATCCGCTACAATATCAGATGTCTTTGCTTTTGCACATCCTACAAGAAATATGGATAAAATAACTGTTAATAGATACTTCATTATTCAGTTCCTTTCTCAAGCGGAACAGATGGTGCTAATATCTCAACATCAGGTACTTCCGGCTTATATGTGTCTTTCTGTTTGGGTAATAATCTCTTCATTAGATTTTCAATAGTACCTGCGATAGTATCTGCTTCACCTTCGTCTGCATTTTCAGCAGAGCCTTTGCTGTTCTTTGGCGGTATACCATTGATACGAACTTCCTTGCCTTCTTCCATTGCTTTCTTTGCTAGTTCAAATTCAGCAGCGCGGTCGTTTGAGTATTCAACGAAGAATGTCTTTGGTGCATGACGAGGGTAATCATACTCATACCATTTCTTGGGTAGTGTGGGGAACAAACTGATATAGATGCCACCATCATCATCGCTGGATGGATTTACGACAACAACAGAAGCAAGAAGCCCTTTGACCTCCGCTGGCTCTTCTGCTGGCCATCCTTTTACGCCGTCAAGTGAGAAATAGATTGTGTTAGCAAGAAACACAAACATAGCAATGACAACAAATTTTACTATCGTATTGTTCCAGTAGAATGCAACAGCCATTGTCATTGCAGTAAATAGACCTGTCATCAATAATAATGTCTGCGTCATGGTCCTGATACTCCACTTGTTCTGACTGAAACATAATCATTCTTAAACCGAATAATGTTCTTCTTGTCATCCATCACAAAGCGAACGACAGTCTTCTCTTGCCAGATTGAATCCAGTCTCATCTCAATGTGCTTTACAACAATAAAGTCAGGATTGATACGAACAATCTCAACCTTCAGCGGAACTTCTATCAGTTCTCCTGCTTTCATTCCAAGATTTGTTTCTTTTCTTAAGCAAGAATATAAGTGAACGTTGACGATATACTCACCTTCAAATGTGCCGCGTAGAGTGACAAATTCTTTGTTGTCGGGATCAATCACGATTTCTTTGCCGTCAATCTCATAGACACTGCGGCGCTTGCCTTGATCATCACGCTCAAAGTACATCAGCCCTGATTCCATCTGACGATATGACACAATGTTATTGAGAGGGTCACGAATCCACAAATCAACATCACAGTCCAATTCATTGGGCCATTCTAGTGTGACAACATAGTCGGCATTCTTTTTGATGCCGGCTTCGTTTTGTGTGATTGGAGCAATGAGAAGAGTTGTCAACATAAAGATAACAACTGTTCCCATGAGAAGAGCGATCAGAATATCAATGTATGCGGTGCGGAAATCAAACTTTCTGCTATTCTTCATCGTCATATGTTACCGCATATAGCAGTGCTTTTGTGATGAGACTTGACAGAATGCCTGTAGCATTTGTGTATAGAGCAATACCAAGACCAACAGACATATTAGCAAGTAGAGCAGCAAGACTTGCAGGATCAGCGACAGTAGCGTTTGTGATACCTGAAGTGAGAAGATAGATGAAGCCGATAACTGTACCCAACATTCCGAGGGCCAGCATTTGCTCTGAGAGGAACCAGCAAGCATCTACAATCTTGCTTTTGAAATTCTTTGTATATGAGATATATCCGATAAGACTCATCGTTATAACAAAGAGAATAGCGAGGAGAGATGTAATCATTGTCACATCATCTTGCCAAATCTTGGTAATGATTCCGTGATAGTATGCCCAGAACATACCAGTAGAAGTGGCTAGAACTGTGACCCACCAGATATAAACTGGCTTTACGACTTTCATACAGACCTCGCTATTTTTGCGCTTGTAATATTTAGTCGTTCTTGGACACAAACTTGTTTAATGCTTCTGCCATGTTGATAATACTCTGAGCATCAAGAGATGGCATCTTGGGATATGGAGGAAGAGTTACTTCCTTGTTCATTGAAAGAGCAATAGAAGCCTTTTCACGTTCCAGCCCCCAATCATTTTCTAAACGCATACGTTCGTTCATTAGATTTTCAGTGATGATATTCTGTGCCATGGCAAGAAGTTCGTAGCGTAGTTCATAAGGTGTCTTACCCATATTATATCTCCTGTGTTATGAGTGTGTAAAGTGGTGGGTTTTCTGTTTCCACGTAACCCACCGAACGCATGTTAGGCCGCTAGGGCGTAACGATGAGGAATGTTGTCATTCGCTGCATTTAGAGTTTGCTCTGTTTACGACAGTCGCCTCTCGAAATCCTAAGTAAATGTCTACACAAACGTCGATGCCCTTTCATCCCCATAAAGTTATGGTGGAGATGCCGGTATCGAAACCGGGTCCGTATCATGCTTCGTTTACTATGTAAGACAGTAGCCGATGTTTCTCTACTGAATGTTCCATCTTGCGATTCTATTTTTCGCGGAAAAGTATTTCGAACATGAGATGTTTATCTTTTGATAGTGTATAGGAAGGATTTCCTATAATTTGTAATACCTGTATTTTATCTTCAACGTTTACTAAAGGAGAATCAAACATCCTTTCCTCAAAGATATAAGATAAAGATTTACTTTTCACTAGACTTCCCAACCTCTCTCTTTCGCATCGCTCATATCATACATGCCGCCCTTCTTTGGCACATGAATGAAGTCTTCTGGCTTACCATCATCACCAACAATAGCAGCGGTCAGTTGCCCATCATAGACACATCCAGTGTCTACATTGGTTCTATCGTCTCTAGTATCAATAAAACCTCTGAACGGAGTATGCCCGTGATAGA